CCTGTATCTCCCCAATCTGAACGTTCTTTTATTTCTTGTAGTTTATTACTTATAGCAAGGTTTTTCTTAGAGTCCTGCAAAAGATTACCAAAGAAACTTCTATCGTTATCCATGATAAATTTAGTTACTGGGTCTTTCTCGGCTTGTTTAGAGAGAGCTAATGCGTATTCTTCTTCTAATGCAGTCTGATTTGTACGTTGTTTTTTATCCAAGGACTCCAACCCTAGAGCAAGTACCTCTGCACTTATATCCGAATTCAATGACATATTAAATTCTTCCACAGCCCTAGCTTGGTTTTCCATGTTAAAGGACTCTCTCATTTGCATTGCAGTCTGTACAGAGAGTGTTTGCATCCTTTGTTCATATGCCTCATCATCTAACTCCTTGTTCTTTACAACAACAGAAGCTTGTCTAAGCATACCCTCTGTAGGAGATGATATTAGAGAGCTTTCTTCTATAGGAGAGATTATTTGTCTCTTTCCCTCAGAACCTATAATCATAAGCCTCCCCCAAAACGAGGAACACTAGAACCACCTTTAGCACCTACACCCGAAGAAGCAACACTAACACCAGCAACCTCACCAGTACCACCAGAACCCCCTGTGAAGGAAGCTCCCTGCATAGCTAAGTTAGCCGCACTGTTATACATCTGTGCTTGTCCTTGGTATCTTTGACTTCTCTGCATTAATTCTGAGATTTGAGAGCTTATACTATCCATTTGATTAATAAACTGCATATTACCTGAAGTGAGAGAGCCTACAGCGCTATACCCACCTTGAGCCGCACTACTAGATTGAGTCCCTTGTGTAGCCGCCCCTTGTGTAATCTGAGCCTGTGCTATTCTCTGTTGCCTTACTTGTGACATTGCATCCCTAGCATTTTGTAGGCGAGCTTGCCTCTCTTGTTTCTTAGAAGCTTGCTTCTGAGCACTACGAGACTTCTCTCCACTGTATATACTTGCGGCTGTAGAGCCTATCGCCACGGCTGTAGCAGTTACGGCAAATGTCATTTTCGCATCTCCAATAATTCTTGTTCATCACGTATAACGTGTCTGTTCTCTACTTCTTCAATATCTGTACAGTTATCGTTGTTTAGGTGAACTGTCATCCAAGTACAATCCGTAATAGCATATACACTTCTCTTAGCATAAGGCGTACTTATAAATACGAAAGGGGCTTCTACTTCCATCTCCCCATCTTGGGATACAATCTTACTCTTACCTTCTGCAAGTATTGTGAAGTGTGAATGTCTGTGCATCTCACCAACACACACCACACCTTCAGGTATAAATAAAGAACGGAGGTACATACCATCCGAGAAGTAGTGGATAGGCTCTAAATCAAGCTGTTCGTCTTCAGGGAGAGCAAGCAAGGCTTCTTGGAGTCTATAAGTGTTTTCTAGTACATCCTTCCCCCCTTGAACATTAAGTAATTCTGTAATCACATCTTACCCCTCATTGTGAAGTTCACACTATAACCTAGGAGTTGTAAATCTTTCTCTTCTTCGGTTCTGAATACGAACTGTACTGAATCCCCATTACCTCGGATATTAAACTTCTTAGAGATAAGACTCTCCCCTGTATTGAAAGTATAGGGATAAGCATCAGGGATAAACCCTCTTTGCATTGGCTTGTACAACTGCATCTCTTTCCCTTTACCGCTAGTAGGGAGAATACCTGTAAACTTACCAAAAGCATCCGTGTTATCAAAGTCCCATCTTGCTTGAAATAAGCAACTACTAGGATAGTCATAAGTATAAGAGTTATCAGCAAACCCTGTAATTTCAGTCTCAGTCTTACGGAAGTACACCTTAGCTTGGCTTATAGATTTCTTATTAGCAAACTTACCTAAAGTCTCAAAACCAGATATCAAGTAAGCACTTTGGTCTGTACCAAAATCTTTGAATTGTGTGTTTGTTGTATCCGAGAAATTATAAGTAAGACTCAATGTATCTTCAGCTTGTACTGCACTAGGGTAATACACGGCATTTTCGATAGTAAAAGGGGACTTTAAGTACGTACTGGTAGATGACATCATCTGAGGGTAGAAAGCCCCTAATCGGGTATCAAACACTAAGCCGCGCCCTGCGCTTTCAGGTATCCACCATATACATTGCTTCTTACCTTCATCATACACACCTTCTACTTTCCTACCTGCATAATTAGAAAGGAAATAGCTTCGGATAGTGTCCTCTGCAATATCATCCACTTGTAGATTATTGAACTCATTCGCTGTAAGACGCATAATACCGTTATTAGAGAAGTAATAGACAGCGTTCTGCCCTTCTATAATACTCTTGGTACTCTCTACACCTCTATCAGAAATCTTCTGTACGTTATAAGCTGTAGCAGTAAAACCGCCATCTGCATTAGAGATATACCATACACCATTACCAGCAAAGATTATTACACCACTTCTAAAAGCTTTCATTGCCTTTATGTTACGGCTATCTTCTAATTCAAGAACACCACCATCAGTAGCTAATAAATCAGGAATCTCACTACTTGTAGGGTCATTGCTTTGGTAACATCTACCTGCATCGTTAGGACTTACAAGTACTTGAGAGTAATATACTATACTGTCTACAGCATAGAAGAATCTACCAAAGGCACTAGTACATGCCACAGGGTTCTTATAATTTCTTTTAGGTGCATCAACTGCCATTAAGGTATACTCACTGTTGGGTCATTTACTGCATCTTCATCTTGGTACGGAGGTTGTCCACCACCACCTTCACTACCACCTTCCTCTACAGGAGTATCAGGGTTAAAGGTATCTAGGCTACTGATATCTACAGTACTTATTAATGAGAGGGTAGAGCTAGGTGCACCATCTGGCTGTGAAGCGAGTATTCTGTTATCTCTATCAATATTGAATATGTCATAGACAAAGTGACCTCTCGGAGCAAGACTATTACCAAACTCCCCATCTTTAACGTACTCTGCATCAAATACGATATTACCACTACCATCGTCAATAATACCAATACTAGGTACATCTGCATTACTAGGATAAAGTCCAACTGTATCGAAGAAAGCATCAGTTACATTCTTCTCTGTATTCCCGTCATTAAAATCATTCTTTCTTTGGTACCAACCACTATTAAATAGGTTGTACTTGTGATTTTCATCTAATGTGTTGGTACGTTGGCTTGCACCTAAGTCATCATCTACTAACTCAAAGTCTCTTATATGGATAGCTACATCATTAACTCTGAGTTCAAGAGCCACACTATCGTATTCACAGAAGATAGGGTTATCCCCTTGACTTGTAGTTATTACTAAGAAGTTAGTTGTCTGTGCGAACTGTGTAGAAACAACAGCATCAGATATAACAATCTCTGTAACTAATGTAAAAGTAGCATCTACAGCATGAAATCTTAACTTAGTCTGTGGTGTCTCATCTGTAACAATTACACCTACAAGACTCGGGCCACGCCAATAGAATACATTCTCTAATTTAGCATTAGTGCCTGTTACTGAGAAATCCTCAACCAGTTTATCAAAACCAAGTCTACGTTTACGTATTAAACCATTTCTGTCAATTGTGAAGTTAAGTTCATCACTTGTTGCGCCTTCAGGGAATGCTAAAGAGGAGGCTTCCGTTATCAGGCCATTTGACATACTTATGTAATCTTTTTGACCAGTAGCCCTCATTATGCATACCCACCTTGTAGGAACTTCTTAATAGCCCCTACGCTTTTGTGTTCAGAAGGAATCTCAATATCATTCTTTTCAGCATAACCTAACAACTCAGCTTTCTTATTCAAGCTATCAAGTTCACCTTCAGAGTAAACGACTTCTTGCTTAAGAGAAGCATTGTACTTACGCATACGATTAAGAGCATCAGTAGGAGACATAAAACTACCTTTTAGGGAGTCATGCACTGCACCACTTCTATGCCAGTAATAGAAACCATCATATTGTAATTCGTATTCTGTACCGTTGTCTGCTGTTACTTTTCTACTCATATCCGTGACCTCTTGGAACATAACTACCTGATATACCTTTCCTACCGTATCTCTTCCCTGCCTTACTGCTACCTAGGGTTCTATTGTCTTGTTGTAGCTTAATACGGGAAGTCCTAGCCCGAGATGAAATCATCCCAATAGGTTGTTGATAGATTAAGGTTAAGGCTTCATTTAAAAACATATCTAAGTATGCTTCTGATAAGTGACTTGGAACAGGTATTACAAAGTCATCTTCTTGTAAAAATACTTCTTCACCCGAAGCCACAATCTTAGACTTCGAGCTTTGCATTGTCGTATCATAATCCGAGTTATATGAATCAAACACAACATACTTATTATCAAACGAAGTACAATAAGTAGGAAACTGCTTCGTAGGGACAACCATCTTATTCTCATCAAAACCCTCTACTACTATTGTATCTTGTGTTGTTCTATTAGCCGTAGCTTCTATGAACGCAATAGGCGATAAGTATTGAATCTCTTTGTAGGTAATACCCCCACTTGTACTTACATTATAATAAATCTTACTCTCTTGGATTTTCTGTATATCTCTAGGGAGTAACATGTAGTTAGGACGTGTGGTATCCGAGAGAGAATCCAATGTCATCTCTTTCATAGTGAAGAGTAGGTTAGGAAACTCCTG